AGCAACGTATTAAGGAATAAAAAATGAGTGAAAGCGTAGTAATCAGCAAAGGCACCGATGTAGTAAACGTAAGCATTTCAGGACAAGGTGAAGTTAACACCGGACAAAATGTTGGCACAGGTGCTGAAGTATTCAAAGAAAAAGTAGGTGCGGACTTTAGATATCGCACATTAGTTGCCGGAACTGGTGTAACACTTACGCAAAACGATAACGATGTTACAATCACAGGTGTAGCTGGATATACTGATAGTGATGTAGACACACATTTGAACACCAGCACAGCAACCAGTAACCAAATACTAAGTTGGACAGGCAGTGATTATGCCTGGGTAGCAGACAGTGATGATAGTGGTATTGAATTAACAGATTTAAGTGTCACACAAGAGACAGCCGATGGCAGTGGCACATTAACATACAACAACGGCACTGGTGTGTTTACATATACACCACCAGATTTAGCAACCGCCGTTGTAGGACAAGCAAATAATGTTGTTTACACTTGTGTAAACAAAGACAGTGGCACACTAACAAAGGGCACACCAGTATACGCATTTGATGGTGGCGCAAATGGACAAACAGTTCAAGTTGCAGCCGCAGATGCTAGTGATAGCGCAAAAATGCCAGCAATTGGTGTTTTAGGTGAAGACTTAGCAGTTGATGGTGAAGGCGATTTACTATTATACGGTCAAATACAAGGCATTGACACACAAACACCCGACTTCCAACCTGGTGATGTTATTTGGGTTGCTGTTGGCGGTGGATTTACAAATACAAAGCCCAGTGGTGAAGGCAACATACTACAAAACTTGGGTGTTGTTACTAAAAGACATTCAAGTAATGGTGGTGGACTTATTGAAGGTTCTGGACGTGGCGCCGCAACACCAAACTTAGATGACGGCAAGATCTTTATTGGTAGTGGCACCGACTATAGTTCAACAGCAACACTAGACACTAGTATTGTTCCAGAAAACGGTAACGTTTACTATACAGATGCCCGTGTAAGCACACACTTGCTTACAATGGATGGCAGTATTATACCAGATACAGATATCACACACGACTTGGGTAGTCCAACAAAACAATGGCGTGATGTTTATATTGGACCAGGCTCGCTTTATGTTAACGGTAAAAAAGTTATTGAAGATGATGCTGGCACAATTACAATTGAAACAGACGAAGATCAAAACTTACGTGTTAAAACAACAGGCACAGGTGTTACACAAATAACTAGTGCGCAAGCAATACAGTTAACAGCATCTAACAGTGCTGACATTGAATTAACAACTGCCACAGGACAAATTGAACTTAATGGTGACGTAGTTATTGACGTATCAAAGAGTTTAACCACTAGTAGTGGCGGCACATTAACTGTTGCTTGTCCAATTGACATGGGCACAAACGATTTAGATGTTAACAACTTAGTAGTTGATGGCAACTTAACAGTTAGCGGCACACGCACAATTGTCAACACAGAAGAAATTAACTTAGCAGACAACACAATACTGTTAAACTCAAACTATGATGGTAATACACCTACAGAGAACAGTGGTATTGAAATTAACCGTGGCGGCGGAACAGCACCAAATAAAACATTTATATGGGACGAAACCAGCGACCGTTGGACACTAGGTAGTGAAACACTAGTAGCTGGCACTGTTATAGCTGAACTAACTGGCGATGTAACAGGAACTGTCAGCAGTTTAAGTAATCATACAACAACTGATTTAGCTGAAGGCACTAACTTATATTACACAGACGCAAGAGTGGACGCAAGAGTCCAAGGACTATCTACAGATGATTTACCAGAAGGTGACAATGAATATTACACTGACACAAAAGCAAACGCAGCGATAGATGCTCGTGTTACAAAAAGTTTCGTAGAAAACCTCGATATCGATATCGATGGCGGAACATATTAACCTATATAGGAAAAAATAATGGCAAATAGAATTAAATTAAAACGCAGTAGCGTATCAGGTAACTTACCTGACACAAGCGATATTGAAGTAGGTGAAGTAGCCTTAAACATGGCTGATCAGACAATTCACTATCGTGATGCTAGTGATAACATCAAAGGCATAGTTCATGACAGTGCGAGTAACTTAGAAACTGAGGGTGACTTCACTATGGATGCGGCAGGCACATTTGATGTCACGAATGCGACGGCATTTAACGTAACTGCTGAACATCACAATGGTTTTGGAATTGGTAGTTTACCAAATCTTACACGTAAACGTAGAGGTAATTTAGGAACACTAAAAAGCGCACTAAGTTTCAAACTAGAAGAAACTGATAGTAGTGGAACTATGATCAATGCCGCTAATGGCGCAGGTCCTGACATGGCTTACTTTGTTAACGACGGTGAAATTGGTAACGTAGCTATTAGAGCAAAGACAGCCGCAAGTAATGGAGATAATACTCTAGATGTAGCCAACAGTGAAAGTGAATTCGTGGTATATCTACGTGCTCCAAGTCAAGAGACAGTATTCAGCGTAAATCATGACTCTGCTCAATTGTTCAACAATGACATAATCTTGGAAACAGACGGAACTGACCAAACAATTCAAACACCTGGTAGTTTAACACTAGATGCTGGAGGATTTGTCCACACAACAGCAGGGTTTAGAAACACTGCCTCAGATTATGCAACTAGAATGATCGCAAGTTGTCCTGGTCAAAATAACGCTCTTGCAATTGAGAACGACAGAACTGAAACATTATCTAACATCCATGGTGACGCAAGTGCAAGCATATCTTTCCAAACAGATGCGTCAGACGGAACTGTTTATCACGGATCAGTCTGGGCACAATATGATCCAAATGATTCCGGCGGACCCATTTCGCTTGTAGCAAAGGTATACGATGATGGTGTAAGCACCTTTGATCTTAAAACTGCGTTCAAAGCCCAACAACAAAAATTTACCATACTGGACTACGATCTAGAGTTTGACTCAGATGGCACACACCAAAGTATTAGTCCTAGTGGAAATTTAAGCATTAAAGATAATCTGCTTAAATGTGAAGAAGGCCTTGAAGTTGAAGAAGGCCTTGATGTTGAAGGTGGTTTTATAACTACTGCCACAGATTATACCACAGCTGCCCGTTTCAAAGGTGATGGTTATGGTGGTGCTGCGCTCGTTATAGCTAGAGAAGAAGATGACACTTTGGCAAACCTGAGTGGTAATGATGTAGGACAAGTAGCATTCGAACTAAATGCTAGTGATGGCACTGCTTATCCAGCATACTTTACTTGTGGATATGACGACGGTGCCGGCGGTAACTATCTTAGCTTCTATACGTATGATGATGGTGTAAGCACCTTTGGCACTAAGAATATTCTCCAAGCTAAAAAACGCAGCTTCAGCGTGTGTAACTATAAATTATCGTTCGGCAATTCCGGTGATGATACCCTTCAAGCTATTGAAGCCGTGGCTGATTTGGAGTTTTATGCTAACGATGAAAAGCATGTAGAAATGACAGACACAGCAACTACCTTTAGTAAAGTAGTTCAGTTAGCTAGATTTAGTAGTGATCCTACTGGTGTTGAAGGTGGCATGTATTACAATACTACTACAAATAAATTCCGTGTTTATAACGGAACAAGTTGGGAAAGCATAGATACCAGTAGCTAATGAATACTGGGGGGTATTATGGCCCCCCACGACAACCCGTAAAGGAGCATACTTGTGGCACATAACAAGGAAACAGACACTGTAACTGATGAGCAGGCAAAACAAGAACCAGCCCGAACAAGGCGTGGTAGACCTAAAAAGAACATAGACCTAGAAGCTGTATTCAAGATGGCTAGTGTAGGTTGTGTAATGCGAGAGATATCGTTTATCCTAGACATACACGAAGACACAATTAAACGCCGTGAAGACTGTCGTGAAGCATACGATAGAGGTGTAGAAAACTCTAAAGTTAGACTACGTAAAGCAATGTTTACTAACGCTATTGACAAAATGGTGCCCAGTGTTCAGATATTCCTATCTAAGAATATACTAGGCATGAGCGATCAAGGCTCACATGACACTGATGGCGATAACATTCTTCCCTGGAAAGACTAATCTAATCATAAAAAAACCACTGACAGCTAACGCATGCCAGTGGTTTTACAACTCAGTCAACACCACTATTGTGATACTGACAATGTTAAAAAAAATACACAACTATACTGTAGCATGATCTCGGATAGTTGTCAAGCATTTAATTTATAACCCACGAAAAAAAAGGTAATTTAATTGCCTTTTTTTGTTGACAACTGGTATATTATATGCTATTAATAGTTATAAGTTAGAAAAAAAACGGAGATATCCAATGTCAAGACAGAATAGAAAAATTGCCATTTCTTGGGCTAAAAAGACAGTAAAGCCAACATTTATGGCAATCAGTGATCAATACTGGACTTGTGTAGAAAACTTTGATCAAGCAGATGCTATTGTAAACAAACTTGCTAAACTTGGTATTCTTGTGTTTCAAGGTCCAAGTAAAACTGGTGCAGTCCTTGTTCATAAAAAACACAAAGGTTTAGATGTTACACACATGGACATTGCTAGTGACAGACCTCACCTAGATAAAGAAGTGTGTTATTCAGGCACAATAACCAGAGATGACCAGGTGATGATGTTGTCACCTTGGCAGTTAACATTTGCGTAAGAGGAGACAGCGTAAAATATAACTGACTACTAATTAATTCACTGTATATCAATAAAAAGACACCGACAATAGTAATATTGCCGGTGTTTTAGTATTATACAAGTGTTTAGGAATCATTTACTATAGTATTGACTGTCCAGACACTCTAAAGTGAGAGTTGATGTTAAGTCAATTACTCATGTAATTGATCACAACACGATTCTCTTGAATCTGTTGTAGTGGCATTTACTGTATAATAAATATACATGCGAACTGATAACAGTTCTTATAATTATTATCAGGATATCCCAATGAAAGAAATGAAGCAACAGATCGCAACTATTGAAAAAGATATAGAAGTGATCAAAAATAATCATCTAGCACATATTGAACGCAGCATGGAACGCATGGAGAAAACCATGAGTAAATTAGATAATCGCATGTGGGGCATAGTAGGTATAATTATTGCTAGTGCTGTTGGGAGTATGTTTATATAATGGCAAGAAGATTAAATCAACCATATAGAACACCTGGTAAAAGTAAAAAGTTTGCTGTCCAGGTTAGAGATCGATCCACTGGTAGAACTAGAACAGTGCGATTTGGAGATCCACAATTAAGTATTAAGAGACGTAACCCAGAACGTAGAGCTGCTTTCCAGAGCCGTTTTGGACCACGTTTTAGAGCATTAAAAGGCCAAAAGAACTTGTCACCATTGTATTGGAGTTGGCAGGCTTGGAAGCCAGGAACAAAGTGGGTGTAAGAGTGACGCAAATTAAACCATTCACTAAACAAGAACGATTAAGAAGTATCGTGAGAGAGCAAATTAATCGACCGTGGACAACAGAGGAGAAACTTTATCATGGCAAAAAAACCAATGAAGACCAAGAAGAAAAAGAGTAAAAAACGTAGTAGATAACAGTATAAGGAGCACAGCAATGAATTATACTATACACACCGGGGATAACAGAGATATCCTCAAAACATTAGCGGACAACAGCGTAGACGCTGTCGTTACTGACCCACCATATGGCATCAACTTCCTGGGTAAGAACTGGGATACAGATACAGGCAGTTTGGAGACATACACTGAATGTCTCCGTGTGCTACGGCCAGGTGGGTATATTCTGGCATTTAGTGCCGCAAGAACTTATCACCATTTAGCTATCACACTAGAGAGATCAGGCTTTGAAATAAGAGATCAGCTTATGTGGTTATATGCTACTAAAATGCCTAGAGGAAATAATCTAAAAGGCGCACATGATCCTATATGTATGGCAGTTAAAGGATCACCCGGTCCACTAAACATAGATGAATGTAGAATACCAAGAGAAACCATGCGTTATCCAGCAAATGGTGTAACCCGTCACACTTACAATGAAAGCCAGGCAGACAACTGGACTGGCGAATATACTGTAAATGATCGTGGTGGTTATCCACATAATGTAATTGGTGAAGTCGCTGACTATCAAAAGTATTTCTATTGTCCAAGAACAACCAGTGAAGAAAAAGGCGATTATAACCAACACCCAACAGTTAAGCCTGTAGAACTAATGAAGTATTTGATTAAATTAGTAACACCCGTGGGTGGTGTGGTGTTAGATCCGTTTAATGGTAGTGGATCAACAGGCATAGCCGCTACACAACTTGGAATGACATACATTGGGTGTGAACTAGATCCACTACATGTTGAAACCACACACAGACGATTACGTGAATGGGCAACACCCACTACACACTTTGAGGATCTATTTGAATGCCACTAAGTGAAGCACAAGCTAGTATTGGTCATGATGATACTCGTTTTAGAGTAGTAGTAGCTGGACGTAGATTTGGTAAAACATATCTGAGTGTAAGAGAGATGGCTAAGTTTGGTCGTCATCCTAATCGTAAAATAGTATACATTGCTCCAAGTTATAGACAAGGTAAACAAACAGTGTGGCAGGACTTAAAGACCAGACTGGGCGACTTAGGTTGGATAAAACGTGTTAACGAAACTGAATTAACTGTTAGTTTAATCAATGGCACTGTTATAATGTTACGAAGTGCTGACAACTATGATAGTATGCGTGGACTAGGTATTGACTTTGTGGTGTTTGACGAGTTTGCTGACATCAAACTGGAAACCTGGACAGAAGTTATTAGACCAGCACTAAGTGACCGTGAAGGCCATGCTATGTTTATTGGCACACCCAAAGGCTTTGGTAACTGGGCAAAGAACTTGTGGGATCAAGGACAAGATCCAGACTTTACTGACTGGATCAGTTACCAGTATACTACACTAGATGGTGGCAATGTTAATGCTGAAGAGATTGAGTCAGCCCGTCTAGACTTAGATGAGAGAACATTCCGTCAAGAATATATGGCTACATTTGAAACATATCAGGGTGCTGTATACTATAGCTTTGATAGAAGTCAATTGTTTGCTTTAGCTGACATGGATCCTGGTGTCCATGATAGAGAAACACTACACGTTGGTGTTGACTTCAACGTATCTCCCATGAGTGCTGTTATCGCTGTAAAGCGTAGTGAAAGACTGTTTGTTATAGATGCTATAGAGATATTTGGATCCAACACTGATGAACTATGTCAAGAGATTAAGACACGCTATGGTGAGGATCGCAAGTATATGGCATATCCAGATGCCAGTGGTGGTGCCCGTAATACCAAAGGCAGTAGTGACCATAACATATTACGACAACATGGATTTACAGTTAAATCGCCAGGACGTAACCCACCAGTTAAGGATCGTATAGCCAGTGTTAACAGCGCATTCAAGAGCTCAAACGGTGCTATCAAACTTTATATAAATAACACTACTAAAAGATTAATTGAGTGCGTTGAGAAACAAACATACAAGGGTGATACTAGAGTTCCTGATAAAGACAGTGGATTCGATCACCTTATTGATGCGTTGGGATATATGACTGTATACCACTTTCCAATTCAGCGACCCGCACAAAAGGAACAAACGAGTGTATTTGGACACTTTTGAGGATAACACATGCTTACAGATAAACAGATAAAACAAGTTCACCCAGAGTATAGCGAATATGCAGCGGACTGGGACTATTATTACCGCAGTTACATAGGTGGCAATGAATATCGTGAAGGTGCTTACCTTAGAAAGTATCTAAACGAAGACTCCGCACCAGGTGATCAATACGGACAGCGATTGTTAAACACAGCCTTACAAAACCATGTTAAGAGCATTGTTCACATCTATCGCAGTTATTTGTTTAGAACATCACCAACAAGAACACTAAGCAACACTGTGGCATTACCAGATGTAACACAGTTTATGACAGACGTTGATCTCAACGGCACTGACTTAAATGCGTTTATGAAGAAGATTCAAGACAGTTTAATGGTATATGGTAGTATGTGGATGGTTGTAGATCGTCCAGCATATAGAACACTTACCCGTGCTGAAGAGCTAAACTTAGGCATACGTGCTTATGTAAATGCTTATGTGCCAGGCAATGTATTAGATTGGGAATATACACCCAGCATTACTGGACGTCAAGACTTAACATTCTTAAAACTTATTGAACACAGTGGCGATGAATATGATCAAATCGTTGCTTGGTATCCTGACACAGTAGAACGCTACTGGGTAGAGAAAAAAGGTTACAAACAAAAGATTATGAGTAAAGGTTCAATTGGTGCTCATGAATCAGCATACAATGACGAGATTGAATATGGCAAAGTATTAAAAGCAGAAGAGTATGCTAACCCACTGGGTTACATTCCTGCGTTTAGATGTAGCACTGATGATGGGCATAGCCAAATCGCAGACATTGCTGACACACAACGTCAAATTTATAACCGTTTAAGTGAACTAGAACAATCAATACGTATTAGTGGACACCCAACACTGGTTAAAACAGCAGAGACACAAGCAAGTGCTGGAGCAGGTGCTGTTATCACAGTGCCAGAAGACTTACCAGGCGACAAGAATCCATACTTGTTACAGCCAAGTGGTTCAACTATACAAAACATCTTAACCAGTATCGAAATGGACATCACAGCTATTGATAAAATGGCACACGTTGCTGGCATGCGTGGCACTGTTGGCTCACCAATGAGTGGTGTAGCACTACAAACAGAGATGCAAATGCTTAACTCAAGACTAAGTGACTTTAGTGAGATACTACAAGAAGCAGAATATAAAATATGGGATCTATTCTTTAACTGGCAAAACATTCAACCAGATGCTGAGTTCCAGATTGAATACGAGAAAAGTTTCGATATTAGAGACAAGCACAGTGACTTAGAGCTATTGCGTAAAGCAAATGAGTTCAGCACAGTGCCTGCCTTACAAAAAGAAATTCAAAAACAAGTTGCTAAACTATTGGTAGATGATGAGCTAACACTCAGCCAAATACTAGATAGTATGAACCAACCTGTTATTGATGGCGAAGTGCACAGCACTCAGTCACCTGACACTGTGCTAGAGCACATTGCCGAAATGATTACTGAAGGATTTACTGATCAACAAATCAAGGAGATGCATCCAGAGATTGCTGATGTGGTAATACAACGTCTTCGTAATCAATAAATAATAACACTACTCATTAGGAGGTAACGGGACAATGACCGACACGACATTGGATACAGCAAGCGAAGCAACTGGAGTTAACGCTACTACAGCTGAAGAAACAATCATCCAGGACCAGGCTCCAAGCGAACGTATGTTTACACAAGAAGAAGTAAACGCTATGATCGCAAAAAGAGCAGACAAGATGGCCAAACAGAAGTTTGGTGACATCGATGTTTCAGAGTATCAAGAGCTTAAAGCAGCGAAAGAAAAATCACAACGTGATGAACTAATTCGCAAAAATAAGTTCGAAGAAGTTTTGAAGCAACAGAAGGAACAATACGACAGCGAAGTTAACAGTCTACGATCACAACTAACAAGTGTAAGAGTAGATGGTGCTGTTTTAGATGCCGCAACAAAGCATGGTGCTGTAAGCCCAAGTGATGTAGCGCAACTAATGAAAAACAGTATTCAATTGGATAGCAATGGCAATCCAGTTGTGTTAGATGGTAGTGGAGATGTTAGATATGACGCAGGTAATGCGGAACCATTGAGCATTGAAGCAGCGGTAAAAGAATTTCTAGAACAGAAACCTTATTTCCGTGCCAGTAATCCAGCCGGAGCAGGAACAGTTAGTAATTCCCGCCCACAAAAAACTGAGCAATTGTCTTTAAGTGATTTAGATATGAAAAATCCTGAACACCGTAAGATGTATGCTGAGATGATGGATCCAAAGCGAACTCGTAAGTTCTATTCATCTTAATATAGCAAGGAAAAATAAAGATGGCAAATGAAATCGACACAGGTGTATCAAACGGCGTCTTGCACGAGAATATCTCGCAAGCAGCACAATACACATTCCAAGAAAACGCTATGCTACGTAACCTGGTTACCATGTATGATATGACAAACACACCAGGCTTAACAGCAAGCATTCCAGTATGGCCAGCGGCAACAGCCGTATCGGCTCTTACAGCAGGCGCAGACCTATCAAACGATAGTGCGTTAGCGGCAGTAACAGCAGTTGACATTACAGCAGCTGAATACGGCAACATGTCAACAATCCAAGATATCGTTGTAGAAGCATCACCAAGTGATGTGGGCGCAGACGTTGGACGTCAATTAGGTGGTGCGTTAGCATCAGCAATGGACGAAACAATCGTTGACTTGTTCACAAGTTTCACAAATGGCGTTGGCGCAGCAGGTGCTGAAGTAACTCCAGAAACAATCATGGCAGCAGCCGCAACACTACGTTCAAATAGTGTTCCAATGCAAGGCTTAGTATGTGTTCTACACCCACTAGCAGCATTTAACGTTAAGAAAACACTTCTTAACGCAGGTGGTAACTTCGGTGCGTCACCAGACCTAGCTAACCAAGCAGGACGTGAATACTTCGTAGCACGTATCGGCGGAGTTGACATTTACGAATCAGCAGCAGTTGATGTAGATGGCTCAGACGATATGGTTGGAGCAGTATTCCACCCAGCAGCAGTTGGTATGGCTCTTAAGCGTGACCTACGTATTGCTCTTCAGCGTGACGAATCACTTCGTGGTTTTGAAGTTGTTGCATCAGCAGCATGGGGCGCAGGAATCATCGACAATGTAAAAGGTGTTAAAATCACTGGAGACGCTGCTATCTAATAGTAGATATTAATTAAGGATAAACTAATGGCATTCGCAACAACAGCAGATTTAATAGAATACAATCCGGATATTACGGAACACGGTGTTGGTAACTTCGACGAACAGTTAACCAAAGCACAGAAGGACATCGAAAAGATGATCAAAGTGCGTTGGTTTGATCAAGAATACGCCAGCAACACAATCTATAGACTGCACCGTGTTGGGGCGGCATGGGACGAGACTAAGTTAGATGAAACCCAGTGGACAAAGACATGTGTCTATCGTGCGCTGGCAAATTACATCTTACCAATGTTAAGTAACTTCCGTCCAGAAGGCGATGCTTTCCGTGAGCAGATTGACTTCTACAGTGGCAAGTTTAGTGAGGAAATGGATTTAGAATTTGGTTTTGGTATCAAATATGACTCCAACGACGACGGCGTTTACGCTGAAGGCGAAACTCATGAATTTGTTCAGGACAGGTTAATCAGATGAGCAAGCGTGAAGACATTGCTAATGATATCGTAAAGGCATTAAAAGCCATTGCGAGCCCTAGGTTAGGCTTGGTGACTAGAGAACCCATCATTATTGATGAGATCAGTCGCCAGGCTATTCCTGCCGTATTCGTTGAGAGTGCGGATGAAGAGCGTGAACAGCTAACAGCTGGTAGTGCTAGATTGGGTAGAATATCATATAACTTGGATATTATAGTTAAAACAGACATGCGTGATACAGAGAGAAATGCTCTTGTAGAAAGCATCGAAGAGAAACTAGAACAAGACGTAAAACGAGACAACAACGCCTTAGATGGTGAAGTTGTAGTTGTGGAAGTTATTGATCCAGGTGAAGCCACACCATACGCAACAATGCGTGTAGTTTATCTTGTTACATATCGCTACGAGAGAGGAGCAACTTAATGATTCATACATTTACAAAGATGAAAACCCCCCAAGGTGAAGTAGTAGACATTCCAGATACCAAAGTTGAGAAACATCTTAACCGTGGTTGGGAATTGGCTAAAGCTACACCTACTAAAACCAAAGAACCAGAAATGGTTCAAGAAGAAGATTCTCACGAAGAGATCGAAAATGAGGAAGAAGCATAATGGCAACACTATTAGGCAAAGACGGCTTTGTGGACGTAGGCGGAACCGCAGTTGGTGAACTTCGTGGATTCTCTGTAGAGCATACAGCAGAAACAATCGATGACACTGTAATGGGTGAAACTTCACGTGGTTACAAAGTAACATACAAAGGCTTTACTGCAACAGTAGACGTATTATATGATCCAGCAGATTCTGGACAAGATGCGTTCGCAGTTGGTTCAACAGTAACACTTAACTTGTATCCTGAAGACCAATCAACATACGGAACACCAGATTCTGGTGATGAGAAGATTACTGGTTCAGCAATTGTAACTGGTAAATCAATCACAAGTTCGTATGATGGTATCATAGAAGCAAGTGTAAGTTTACAAGGGTCAGGCGACCTTACGTTTACAACAGTAAGCTAAAACAAAAGGATTGACGATGGGTAGAAAATTTAGAACAGCAAGTGCGGCTAGTAATAGTATCACTAAGTCACTAAATTCCATCGTCAATCATTTCTTGGATGACTTCTTTGACGAAGTTAAAAAGACCACTCCGGTCCGCAAAGGCCAAGCAAAAAGAGGGTGGCGCAAAAGAAATAAATATGATATAGATCGTAAGGGTAAAACCACAGTTATGGAAAACCGTGTGCCTTACATTGGTCTATTAGATGAAGGAGCAAGCCGTCAAGCACCAAGAGGTATGACAGATCCAGCATTTAGAAAACTATCAAAAAGAAGGTATAGGAAACGACTATGAGCACAGTATTAGACAAAGCAAAATCACACATGAGAGACAAAATCAGCGGAGGTCTTAAAGGACCTATCGCTGTTCCTGAATGGGAAACAGAAGTATGGTATAAGCCAGCTACAACATTCCATCAGGAATCTAAAGTTATCGAACTGCAGCAAGCAGGTAAGACAGTCGAAGCTTTAGTGCAGACATTAATCAACAGAGCGTTAGACAAAGATGGTAAAAATATCTTTAGACTTGCTGACAAGCAGGACTTGATGCGTGGTGTTGATCCAGCAGTTATACTTCGTGTAATTCAAGACATGAATGACGAAGACGACTATGACGGCGACAACTTGGAAGAGGTTGCGTTAAAAAACTAAGAGGCGACACTCAGCTTATGATGCTGTATCGTATAGCTCAAGAGTTACATATGAGTGTCGCAGATGTTATGTTATTAAGCGCAACGGAAGTTCGAGGATGGGCAACCTTCTTACAGATCCAAAACGAGGAACAAAAGAAGGCCGCCAAAAAGAGAAACTAAAGGACGCACATTGTGGCAAATACATATGAACTAATAGTTAAAACAGT